CACAACATACTCAAAGTTTAAACGTATCAGGAACAGTTACTTTTGGTAGGAGATTTAATTATCCTGACTGTGCTTTAGTAGGACTCAGAATAAATGCGGAACAGTTCAACTCAGTACCAAAAAGAAGTTACTTAATTAAAGGTATAAAAGTAAAAATTCCTAACGGTGTCACAGTTGACCCTAATAACGGCAGAATAATATATCCTCCTAATTATATTTTTAATGGCACGTTAGGATCAGCACAATGGACAACAGATCCCGCTTGGTGTTTATTTGACCTTTTAACAAGTGAAAGATATGGCTGTGGAGATTTTATAAGTGCTAGTGAATTAGATGTTTATAGTTTTTACGCAGCATCTGTTTATTCTTCAGAACTTGTTACTTTTCAAGACAGGTTAGGTACAGGAGTTATCACTTCAATTACAGAGCCAAGATTCAGTTTAAATGTAAATCTTCAAACTAGGCAAGACGTTTTTAAAACTGTAAATAGTCTTTGTTCTGTTTTTAGAGCAATGCCTTTATATATGTCTGGCAGTTTTAGTCTTATACAAGACAGAGCAGGGCTAGACCCAGCGTTTCAATTTACAAATGCAAATGTCACTCCAGAAGGTTTTTCATACTCTGGTAGCAGTTCTAAAACTAGGGCGACAGTAATAGTTGTTAAATATTTTGATATTGAATTAAGAGATGCTGCGTACGAACAAGTTTTAGATAATGATGCGATTCTTAGATACGGAACAGTTGTTAAAAATATAAATAGTTTTGGGGTAACATCTAGGCATCAAGCTAGAAGGCTTGGTAAATGGTTTTTAACTACTCTCGCCACAGAAACAGATATTGTCTCATTTACAACTACTATCCAAGCTGGAGCTTTAATTACACCCGGACAAATTATTGAAATACAAGATGAGGTCAAGTCTGGAGTTAGAAGAGGAGGGCAAATTACATCAGTTAATAATACTGTTATTGGAATTGATAATATAATTGATCTTCCAATATTAACGGCTGGTCTTGGAGGACAATTAACTGTAATTCTTCCAGATGGTCAAATAAGCAAAAAGACTATAGCTGCTAATGGTATTGATACGACAGCAAAAACAATTACAGTAGTTAATAGATTTCAAAAAAAAATAAATGATGCTAGTGGTAATAAACCATTCTTAGATGACACAAGACAACCAAATCCTGTTTATACCGATACGTTTCAAAATACAGATCCAAATATTGGCTCTTTTTGGGTTATTGAAACTACTGGAACTAATGCAGCAATAGAATCTCAATTATATAAAGTTGTAGGTATTGAAGAACAGGATGATTTTCAATACACAGTTACGGCTGTTTTACATAACGAATCAAAATACGCAGCAGTAGAACAAAATGAAGTTCTTGACCATAGAGATGTTACTAATCTGGATCTAGTACCAGCAAGTCCTAGTGATTGGGCTACTGATACTGGAGGAACTGTTTATCCAATTGAACAATTATATAAAGATAAAAACCAAGTAAAAGTAAGACTTTTAATTGCATGGAAACCTGTATTAGGTGTTAACCGTTATGAGCTTAAATACAGAAAAGATAACGGAGGGTTTATAACTATTGAATTACAAGATCCTTCTTACTCAATAGATGATATAAATGTAAGCCAATCTAGTGGTAATGCTTTATTTGATCTAAGAGTTAGAAGTATAAGTGGATCAGGAAAAAAATCTAATAGTCCTTTGACTAAAGACAATTTTTCTGTTGTTGGAAAAAACGCAAAACCATCACAAGTAAATTCTGACTTTGCTGCATCATTAGATCCTAATATTGGAATTGTTTTATCTTGGACTCCAATTGCAGCAACATATCCTAATTTTGCTGACCTTGATATTCGAGGTTATGTGATATATGAAGGAACTTATGGAAGTGGAACTCTTTTAGGAGAATATAAAGCGACATCAATAAATGTCCCCACGTTACCATCTAGCTCTGATGCATCTAAAACATATTCAATTAAAGCTATTGATGATGATGGAAATGTAAGTAATGATGCTCGTACTACTACATTAACTTTTGAAAATCCAAATACTCCAGCAACTTTAACAGGCTCATACCAAGATGATAATTACATTTTAAATTGGAGTGCGTCTGTTATTGATGGAAATAGATTTGTAATCAAAGAATATGAAATAAGACAAGGTACAACAGTTATAGCTACAACAAATGCGTTGTCTTTTACTTTGCCTGTTACATGGTCAACAGATCAAACATTCAAGGTAAGAGCTAGAGACATTACAGGAAGAGAAAGTACAGACAAAACATTAAGTGCAGTATTTAGCAAAGCATCAGCACCAAATATTTCTTATTCTTATGAAGGTTCAAAAATAAGACTTACATGGGAAAAACCTACAGAGGGTGCAACAAAAATTAAAGATTATGTAATCAAAGCAAGTCCTACTAACAATACTGATTTTGGCTCTGCTACAGATGTTGACGTTATAAATTCTGAGAGTAATTTGTTTGACGTAGACGATAGTGTTCTTAATACATCAACATCAAGACGTTTTTTTGTTGCTGCTAGAGATGCAAATAATACTATTGGTGATATTGGCCGTACTGGAATAACAAACTATCCAGATGTATCAGTAAGTCCATCTTCAGCACCAAATAATTTAACTGCTGTTATTAAAGGTGCTAGTGCTTTTGTAAGTTGGGACGAGGTAAGTTTGCCAACTGTTAGTGGAAAAGTTAATGGATTACCAATAGCTTTTTATAAAATCTACAGAGAAAATGCTGGAGCTACATCTGTGGGTACTGCTGATTTTCAACAAAATGGTACATCCGTCACAGAGGAAGTTACTTGGACAGAAAACACTCAAAAATATTTTGTTAGGGCTGTTGATATAAATGGTAATGATGGAACTTTATCTAGTGTTAACTTTACAGTTGCATTGCCATCGACAGTCACAAACCTAAGTGATGAAGTTATTGATAACAACGTATTACTAAGATGGACAGAAAGTAGTGTTGGTATAGATCAATTACCAATAAAACATTACAACGTATATAGAAACAACTTAAGTACTTTAGTTGGACAAAAATTAGGAACTTTTACAACAGTTTTTGAGCAAGTAGGTGGTAGTTTTGAATATATCTTAAGACCTGTTAATACTGCTGGTAACGAAGGAACTCAAGCGTCTGTTGTATCAGAAGTAAATCAACCACCTGATTTTGTGTTAACACAAGATTTTGCAAGTACATTTAACGGTACAATTGTAAACGGATTCCCTGATGGTGATGGATTATTCTTTTGTATTAATTCAAGCAGAACTTGGAAACAACATTTTGACCCAAATAACAATGATTCGTCTAGGACTTTTGGTGTTTATGGTGGCTCCACTATTTATGCTTTACCTAGTGAGAACTCAGGTAGTTACGAAGAAGTTATAGATACAGGAGCTACAATTGATTCCACCAGAATTGAAGCTAGTATTGGATTAGTGTCTGCCGAAACAGTAGGGTCAGGTTTAACTATCACTCCACATATTTTTACGTCACCAGATAATTCAACTTTTACATCTAAAGGTTCTGGCAATGCTAATGTTTTAGGTCAAAATTTTAGATATATAAAAATTCAATATACTTTTGCAGGGGCAAATAATGATGATTTAATTAAAGTAAACAGTATTCGTGTTAAAACATTTTTAAAACGTAAAACAGATCAAGGTAGCGTTAGTGTTACCGCATCAGAATCTGGAGGAACAGGAAAACAAATTGCATTTACTGAAACCTTTATAGATGTTGATGCTATTGGTCTTACAATTAGAGGAGTAGGATCTGCTAAATATGCTATTTATGATTTTGTAGATGCAGCAAATCCACAAAATGGGTTTAAAGTATTTTTGTTTGATAATAGTGGCAACGGTGTTGCTGGAACTGTAGACTTTACCGTAAGAGGAGTTTAAATGGCCGACTTTACAAAACCAGCTTTAACAAGCACATATACTAATTTTATTACCGAATTAAAAGGTAGAGATGACGATATATCATCTTTATTTTCTAGTGGGTCAACATTTACAGGTACTTATCCAGTAAGAGCAGTTAGGTGGAACGCATCTAATGGTTATTTTGAAAGACGTAATTCTGCTAATAATGCTTTTGAAAGATTAGAAGGTGCAAGCGGAACTCACAAGTTTGTAAATTTAGAAACAGGAGCTTTAACTGCTACAGGTGGAGCATCAATAACTGGAAATTTATCTGCTACAGGTCAAGTACAAGCAAATAATTTCAACGTAACAGGTACTACAAAACCAACAAACGGTTTATATAGACCAGCAGCTAACGAAATAAGATTAACTACTGGTAGTAGTGATAGGTTAACTATTGAGTCAACAGGCGAGGTTGGAATTAATACTGTTGATCCAGCTTATACTCTCGACATAAATGGTACTTTTAGGATTCAAAACGGTACAGGATCTAGCTCTTTAGAAGTTGGTACAGGGGGATCGGGTAACAGAAATGCTTATATTGATTTAGTTGGGGATGCTACTTATACAGATTATGGTTTTAGAATTATTAGAGCTAATAGTGGTGCTAACAGTAGTTCTTCATTAATTCACAGAGGTACTGGTAATTTCATACTTGAAGCAAATGAAGCAGCAGATATGAAATTTCTTACCACCAATACAGTAAGAATGGTTATCCATGATGACGGTGACGTTGTTATTGGTACATTTATAACCGCTAATGACAGGTTACATATTAAGCAAGCTACAAATAGTGGAGTATTTATAAGAGTAGAAAATAATGATGGATACGCACGTTTTGGTACAGATGCTAATGATTCATTTATAGATGCAGACGTTCATAATTTAAGAAATAGGGCTGGAAACTCAACTTACCTTATATCTAACAGTTCTTTATTTGATATAAAAACAGCAGCAAAGGTAAATGGTGCTTTAGAAGTAACAGGAACAATTACAGGAAGTATTACAGGAAATGCTGGTACTGCAACAACACTAGCCACAACTAGAAGCATAGGTGGAGTTAACTTTAACGGTTCAGCAAATATAAATCTTCCCGGAGTTAATACTGCTGGCAACCAAAACACATCAGGAAATGCTGCAACAGCAACAAACTCTACTCAACTTAATGGTTTGGCAGCGTCATCTTCTGGTAATAGATGGGGTGTTGTACCTTTTGTTGATGCTTCTGGTGTATTAGAAGCAGGTCGTTATATAGATTTTCATACCGCAGATAATTCAACAGCAGATAAAGCTGGAAGAATTGACATGGATGGTAGTGATTTTGTATTTGATCATAGTCTTGTTCCTACAGGTTCTATTAATCTAGGTTCGTCTGGTGCTAGATGGCAAAACCTATACGTCAATGACCTTAAATTATCTAATAAAGGTGGTGCTAATGATGTAGACGGAACTTGGGGTGACTTTACAATTCAAGAGGGGGAAAATAATTTATTTATAAAAAATGAACGAAATGGCAAAGTTTATAAAATAAACTGGACAGAGGTGGAAATGTAACGCACAATGCGTATAATAAAAAACATAAATTAATTTAACTATGTCACAAATTTCTGATTTAAGAAAAGCTGCACAAACAAGAGGACAAGAGCTTGTTAAAGAACATCAAGAGTTAATGGCAAAAGCCAAACAAATTGAAAATGAGGTTACTGCTATCAATGGCGAAATTAACGGCTATAATAAGATCGAACCTCCAACTGAGGACGCACCAAGCGAAGCACCTGTAACCTAAAATGGCAAGAATCCCAGCTATTTATGACTTTGATATAGATAAGGCAACTGATTGGGACGAGACTTATAATTTTCACAGCAACACAAACCCAGATAATGAAACGCTTGTAGTTTTGGATTTAACTGGGTCAACTGTGGAAGGAACAGCGTGGGATTTTGAACGTGAACATAAATACGCAGATTTTAATGTAACATATGTAAACAAAACAGCAGGGAAAGTTAAATTAAATTTAACTGATACTCAAACAGCAAATTTTCCTGACGAATTATTTTATGATGTTGTAGTTATTAATAGTGCTGGTGAGAGAAATAAGTATTTTAAAGGTAAGATTACAGTAAATCAAACCTATACAAGATAATGTCAATAGAAGTAAAAGTTACTCAATTAAAAAATAAAATTGTTGTAGATAATACGGCAAATGTTGTTCATGTTATAACTCAAGGTGAGCAAGGTGCAAAAGGTCTTGAATTAAGTGATATAAATAAAGTAGATGGTAGCGTTATTAGATGGAATAATAGCGCAAATTCTTATGTAGCTGATGCAACAGTTACTCCACTTACTCTCACTGATGGTGGAAATTTTTAAAATTTTTAACTGCCATTTCTTTACCTAGTTTAAGATCATGCCAAACACAGTACGAATAAAAAGAAGAACTAGCGGTAGTGCTGGTGCGCCAGCAGCTTTAGAAAATGCTGAACTAGCTTTTAATGAAGTTGATAATACGTTGTATTACGGAGAGGGAACTGGGGGTGCTGGCGGTGCAGCTTCGTCAATATTAGCTATAGCTGGAGATGGAGCTTTTGTTAACAAAACAGGCGCACAAACAATTTCTGGAAATAAAACTTTTACAGGTGGATTTGATATATCAGGAGCATCAGTATCTGGTTTTACTGTTACTCAAAACCTAGTTATAACTGGAAATTTAACAGTTAACGGTACTACGACTACTGTCAACAGCACCACTATGAGTGTGGATGATAAAAACCTTGAACTTGGAGCGACATCTTCACCAAGTGATTCGGGTGCATCTGGTGGTGGTATAACTCTAAAGGGTAGTACTGATAAGACATTTAATTGGATTGACTCTACTGATTGTTGGACATCATCAGAAAGTTTAGATCTTGCGTCAGGTAAAACTTTTCGCATAGATGGTGTTGGAGTTTTAAGTAAAACAAATTTAGGGTCTACTGTTGTTGGATCTAGCCTTACATCTCTTGGCACTATTTCAAGTGGTGTTTGGTCTGGTACTGACATTGCAGTAGCTCATGGGGGTACAGGTGCATCGACAGCATCAGCAGCGAGAACAAATCTTGGCTTAGTGATTGGCACTCATGTTGAGCCACATAGCGACAAGTTAACAGAGCTTGCGACTATGGCTCAAGCAACAGCAGATAGCTTGGCTGATTTGACATCAACAGAGGTGCAAATTTTAGATGGTTTGACCACAACAACTGCTGAGTTAAATAAACTTGATGGCTGTACCTCTACCACTGCTGAATTATCTATTACAGATGGAGATACATCTGCTACAGCAACAACTTTAGCCCCAGCAGATCGTATGGTTGTTAATGATGCAGGGGTTATGAAGCAAGTTGCTTTTTCAGATTTAGTAACATTTTTAGAAAATGGTGCAGTTAGTGGGTTCGACATGGATGGGGGAACATATTGAATTAAAACTAAATTACTAAGGAGTTTTAAACAATGGCAAACACAATTAAGCTTAAAAGAGGTTCTGGCAGCGATCCTAGTGCTAGTGATTTAGTTGTTGGTGAATTAGCACTAAGAACTGATACAGGTAAAATATTTCTTAAAAAAGATAATGGCAATGTAACCGAAGTAAGTGGTGGGGGCGGTCTGTCTGATGGTGATAAGGGAGATATTGTGGTTTCTAATAGTGGTGATATTTTAACTATTGATGATGATGCAATAACAACTGGTAAAATTTCTGCTGGTGCTGTAAATGATGGAAAGTTAGCCTCAAATGCGGTAACAAATGTAAAAGTAGCTTCAAACGCAGCTATTTCTTTATCAAAATTAGAAGTTATAGCTAGTAATAAAATCGTTGGTAATGATAGTGGTAATGCTGTTCCAAAGGAATTAACCCCTGCGGAAGTAAGGACAATAATTAACGTAGAAGATGGTGCTACAGCAGATCAAACAGCTAGTGAGATAAAAACATTATTAAATAGTAGTGGTCTTGTTAATGCTCAAATAGATGCAAGTGCAGCGATAGCAGGTACAAAGATTTCTCCTGACTTTGGATCGCAGAATATAGTCACGACAGGTGCGGTAGATACTGTTGGAATTACTATTGGCGGTAATACACCATCATTAAATTTTAATGACGCTAACGATAATCCTGACTTTAGATTTCTTGTAAATTCAAATTCTTTTATACTTGAAGATACAACCAATAGTGCAAATAGATTCGTTGTAAATAGTGATGGTCACATTGATATAACTGGTAATTTAGACGTTGGTGCTGGTATTGACGTAACAGGAGGTATTACATATACAACTACAAGTATTGCATCAGGAACTTTAGAATTTGCTGATACTTTGGCAAGTTATGACCCTACTGTTGGAAGTACTGGATCAGATACATCAACAATCACAGCTATAAGTTTAGGTTTTGGTCAACAAATTGGAGTAAATGCAAGTGGTTATATAAGAAATTTATTTAAAATTAATTCTAATAGTGGTCGTAATATTGAAATTGGTAGTGCCAATACAAATTATATAGGAGATATATTATTACTTCCGGGATTAAATCATTCTGTAAGGCTTAAATATAACGGTAGTGATCGGTTAGTTACTGATTCAACAGGGGTAGATGTAAATGGAGCATTAGACGTAACAGGGCTGATTACGACTACTGATTTAAAAATTGGTGATGTTTCTCCTATTTTAGTTTTTCTTGATACAAACGCTGATGCCGATAACCAAAAATGGGATTTTAAATGCAATACAGGTAATGAATTTGTTATTCAAGGAATAAATGATGCTGGTAGTGGTGGTGGTAATTTGTTTAAAATTACCAGAAGTAGTAATAATTTATCAACTTTTGAAGCACAAAAAAGTGGTGTAACTTGGTTTACTGTTGATAATGTAAATAGAAAAGTAACTACTAGAGATTTAGATGTTACAAACAATATCACTGTTACTGGAACAGTAGACGGAGTTGATATTGCTGCAAGAAATACTTTATTTGGTGGCTTAACTTCTAGCTCTGGTGTCTTAACTAACGGAGTAACAGCAACGACCCAATCAGCAAGTGATAATTCTACAAAAGTTGCGACAACAGCTTATACAGATACAGCAATATCAAACTTAGTTTCGTCAGCACCTAGTACTTTAGATACATTAAATGAACTTGCAGCAGCACTTGGAGATGACGCTAACTTCTCAACAACAGTTACAAACTCAATAGCAACAAAACTTCCGTTGGCTGGTGGGACAATGACAGGTGATTTAACAATTACCAGACCTGTAAGTACAAATAATACTTTAACTTTAGGAGGATCTGGAGCTTATAGTTCTTTCTTAAAACTTTTCTGTGGTGGTGCTGGTGGTGGATTAATAGAAGTAAGCGGTAGAAGTGATGGTGGCAACGTATTAAATTTTAGAGTAGGAAGCAGCACTATTGCTACTTTAAACGAATCTGGGAATCTAACTGTTAATGGAACAGTTGACGGAAGAGATGTAGCAACTGATGGAACTAAATTAGATGGTATTGAATCTTCAGCTACAGCAGATCAAACTGCAAGTGAGATAGTTGCTTTAATAGCAGATCAAACTATTGCACCTTCCGCTATTGATATGGAAGATGATGAGAGAATAAAACTTGGAGCAAGTGACGATCTTCAAATCTATCATTCGGGATCTGACTCTTGGGTTAGAGATTTAAATCAAGGAAACTTATATCTTGATACAAATGGTGCAAAAATTAGTTTAATTAGTGATGGGAATCAAAGTACTGGTTCTATGGCTCATTTTAATAAAGATGGATCAGTTCAGCTATTTCACAATAATGTAGAGCGTTTTACAAGCACAAGTACAGGAGCAACAATAACTGGTAATTTAGCAGTTACAGGCTTAGTTGACGGAAGAGATGTTGCAACAGATGGTACGAAACTTGATGGCATTGAAGCGTCAGCCACAGCAGATCAGACAGCAAGCGAAATTCTTACATTAATAAAAACTGTTGATGGTTCTGGAAGTAATCTTGATGCTGATACTTTAGATGGACAGCAAGGAAGCTATTACGCAGATGCAGCTTCTTATGTTAAAGAAATTAGAACAAAAAGCGATATAACTACAAGATTTGACTCTGGTTTTTATGAAACTGCATCAGCTACAACTGCGGAGGGGTGGCCTGTAACTACTAACAATTGGTATCACTTGATTGCAAGTACACATAGTAATACAGGTAATTACTATTCAATGCAAATAGCTGGTAATTTCTTTAGTCAAAGTGAGTTTTATATAAGAAGTACACACGCTAGCGGAACAAGAGCATGGTCAGAAATTTGGACATCATCTTCAGATGGTGCTGGATCTGGGCTTGATGCTGATACTTTAGATGGAGTACAAGGTTCAAGTTTTGTTAGGTCAGATGCAACTGATACTTTAAATGGTCAATATACAATTTCTACTTCTGCTGATGAAAAATTAATACTTGCTGGCTCAACTAACCCTTATATAAGATTCCAAGAAGGAACAACAAATAAAGCTTATATTCAATGGAATGGTAGCGAACTTATTTTAGTTAATACAGAATCATCAGATTATTTAAGAATCGGCAGTGGTTTAAATGGGTTAAAATATGAAGTTGATGGTATCAGCGCTACTGTCTGGCACCTTGGAAATGACGGATCTGGAAGTGGGCTTGATGCTGATACTTTAGATGGTGTTAATGGTGCAAATTATGTAAGAACAGACCAAAATACAACGATTACATCTGATTTATATATAGGTGGTGGTGCTGGTGGAATTACTGTTAATGGTGGTAGTGACATTCAATTTACTAACGGAGATTGGACAGGGAATACAACTGCTGCAAAAATACAACTTCATAGTAATTATTTATATATTGCAGGTGGTTCTAACGGAATAATATTTAGAGAGAATGCCACAAATAGATGGCAGATAGAGGGAAGTGGTCATTTTAGACCAGAAACAGATAGTACTTACGATATTGGAACATCTAGCATAAGAGTAAGAAACGGATATTTTGACACTTTATATGGAGATGGTTCAAACGTAACCAACGTCAATGCAACAACTTTAGATTCTATTGATAGCGGTAGCTTTTTAAGGTCAGATGCAAATGATACTTATAGTGCAAACTTAACTTTTTCACAAGATGGTGCAAATGGATTTCTTACAACTGCTGGGGGTACAACATTCCACAACGTAGGTGGGTCTAGTTCTAAAAAACTTGTTTTAAGAAATTTAGCAGAATTAAGATTTCAAGATGGTGCTGATTGGAATTATAACGAATGGGCTGGTATTAAATTTGTTACCTCAACAGATACAATGTATATCGGTGGTGCAGCTTCTAGTAATTTTACAAACAATGGTGGCGCACCCAATATAGATGTTAATTTTGTAGGATTAAACGCAAGTGGATTAAAGAAAGATGGCAATACAGTATGGCATGCTGGTAATGACGGCTCTGGTAGTGGATTAGACGCTGACACTTTGGATGGGGTTCAAGGGGCTAGTTTCTTAAGGTCGGATGCAGATGATTCTTTATCAGCAATTATTACTGGTCATTCAAGTAATACAGAAGTTATACGATTAAATAGTGCTTCTTACTCTTCATCACTTTATTTAGGCGGTTGGAATTCAACTAATAGTAATAATATTGCGAGAATTAGAGCTAGTAGTAATTTACATATAGATAGTCCAGCAAATGGTAATTTATATCTGAATTGGTACGCATCAAATAAAAGTATTTTCTTAGGTAATGCTGGTCAAGGTATTTATGCTGGTGGTTCAAATGTAGTATTTCATGCTGGTAATGACGGTGCTGGTAGTGGATTGGATGCTGATACATTAGATGGGGTACAGGGATCAAGTTTTGTTCAAACAAATACTGATGTTCAATTTGGGTCGCATTGTGGACTTGCAACAACAGTTGGCGGTACACCAGCTTCAAGATCAGCTTTCTTGGCTTTAGGAGATAACGATACAGGAGTTGCACAGAACGGAGATGGTCAGTTAGAACTTTGGGCTAATAACCAAGAAATAATGAACTTGGATACAGATGAAATTGAATGTTATAAACACTTAAGACCTAATGGTTCTCAAGATTTAGGTAGCTCATCTGCACGTTGGCAAAACTTATACGTTAACGATATGCACTTCTCTAATGAAGGCAAAACAAATGATGTTGATGGTTCTTGGGGAGATTGGACTTTACAAGAAGGAGAATCTGATATATTTATGATTAATAACAGATCAGGCAAAAAATTTAAAATAGCCATGATTCCTGTTTAAGATATAATAAAAGAAAAACTACAATGGCAACTACTTTTACTTGGAAGGTCGAATCATTAAAAACTGATCCAAATGATGACAATTACATAACCGAAGCCTCAGCAAAAGTTTTTGGTACTGAAGGATCAGTAATAAAAGCAACTACCGTATCTTGTCTTTTTCCGGGAAATAAATCTGCTGTTGGATCTGATTTTAAAACAATAGATGATTTAAAAAAAGCAGATGGTGAAGCAATTATTGTAGGTTGGATAAAAACTGGAATTATGGATTATAAAGTGGCAAAAATTGAAAAAATAATACAAAATTCTATTGATACACATAATTCAAAAGTTATAGAAACAAGCCTTACTGCTGCTGATACTTCTTACTCAGCACAACCTACAGAAACAGTAACTCCTGATCCTACAGAATAAAAAACATGGCTGCTACATTTGTTTGGAAACTTGACACCTTAAAAACTAATTCTGATGATGATAATTACATCACTGAAGCTACGGCTGCTTGTTTTGGTACGGAAGGGTCAATAATAAAAGTTGAAACAGTAACATCTACTTTTAGTGGTAATAAAGCTTCTGTTGGTGCTGATTTTAAATCCTTTGAGAGTTTAACATTACTAAATGAGCAAGGAGAAGGAACAGGAGAGGGGATTATTTTAGGTTGGATAACAACAGCTATTACCAGTACAAAAGTAGCAGAAATTGAAAAAACGGTACAAGATGCTATTGACAAAGAAAAACTTACTTAAATTTTCTTTATAAAACCATGACAATTCATTTCGGAGACAGCACATCATTAACAACCGCCCCTGACGGAGGAAGTGATGTACAAGTTTTTACTTCTAACGGAACTTGGAGTAAGCCATCATCAGGTACACACGTTCATGTATATGTATGGGGTGCTGGAGGAGGTGGTGGTGGTAACACCAACTTCAGTGGTGGTGGTGGTGGTGGTGGCTTTGGCTATTTTGTTTTTAAATTGTCTGACTTACCCTCTACTGTATCGGTAACAGTTGGTTCTGGTGGTGGTACAAGTACTGCTGGCGGTTCTTCTAGTTTTGGTTACGGTAACGCAGATGCAGGTGGTGGTAATCGAGGTCAGAATAGCAATTCAGAATATAATAATTTTCAATTTGGAGGACATGGTGGCCATGTATATGGAACTGGACAAGGCGCACAAGGCGGTAAAGTTTATGTGACGACTAATAGTGATGGGGGAACTGATTATCATGGTCAATCTCCATCAAATGGAGATAGCTTTGGAGAAGGTGGAGGTGGTGGTAATGGTGGACGAACAGCAACTGCTGGAGCAAAATCCCAACAGGGTGGAGGTGGTGGTTCTGGTTATAGAATTTATCATGGCTATCCGGGAGGTGGTGTAAGTTATGGTAGTGGAGGTAATGGCGGTTCAGGGGCTGGGGTTGCTGGCTCTGCTCCCGGAGGTGGTGGTTCTGGTAGATCTGGTTCTGGTGCTAGAGGTGAAGTTAGAGTTGTAACAGTTTAAAAAAAATATTAAAGTCAACTATATAAAACATAGATTCTTCTATTCCCATATTCTTCATTTTAGTAATACGGTGTTTGCCGTCTATCATTCTGTACTTACAGTTGTAAGGATTTTGACCCTCTGTTAATATACAGGGATAACCTATATCAGCAGCATTATATCTTTCCTCATCAAGTAAATGATTCTTGTCTTTTCCCTTATATCCTATATCCTTAAAATTTATTAATTTTTTTGATTCTTTCTTTAAAAATGGTTTTATTCTTTTCACATGTAATATATATTCCTTTTTATCAATCCTCCAATCCCCATAAATTTTATCAATATTACAAAGATGCTTACCTTTTAACATGATTTTTGGTTATGAACGTAATTGTTTTGATAAAAACAATATAACAGATATAGTAAATCAGGATTTGTTAGATATTTGCATTAAGAATATTTCTAAAAATAAATATGTATTTAAAAGAGATTGGAGATCATCTGTTGATATTTTAAATACTGACAAACTTATTGATTTTTCTACTGATAAAAATTTTATTGAATTTAACAAAAGTAAAACTGTTGAATTGTTATTACCTAGAGTACAAAAAATATTTAAAAATAAAAATATTACTGCTAGTGGTCATTATTTATATCCTAAAACTGGATATATGAGTTGGCATACTAATTATTTAAACCCTTGTTGGAGATTTTATATAACTTACGCTACGAAAGATAAACAATCATTTTTTAGGTATTTCAATCCAATAACTAAACAAATTATTACCGATTATGACGACAAAGGAATTACATTAAGAAAATTTTATGTGCCAAGCAAACCTCCTTATTTTTGGCATTGCGTGGGTAGTATGTGTAATCGTTTTAGCTTTGGTTTTAGAATCCCATGAATTTTATAGAAATTTATGACAACGCACTTAGCTCTCAAATGTGTAAGTCAATTATTGAGTTTTTTAATAAAGCTCCAAGTGAGTATTTAAGAACAGGAACAGTAGGTAAAATTTTTAAAAAAGGTGTTATAGATAAAACACACAAAGATTCGACTGATTTAGCCTTAAACTTTAATAATTGGACATTGCCTGACACGATTATCAATACTGTTTTAGCAAAATATTTACAAGATTATAAAACAAAACATCCAGAAATAGATAATGTAGTAGCTCCTTGGCAATTAACTCCACGATATAATATTCAAAAATACAATCCAAAACAGGGCTATTCTTATCCACATTGTGAAAATAATGGTAATTTAACAAGAGTTTTAGTATGGATGATATATTTAAATACTGTTACTGATAAAGGTGGGACTCGTTTTACAAATTATGATATTACTACAAATGCTGTAGAGGGAAGATTAGTTTTATGGCCAGCATACTGGACTCATACTCATCATGGAGTTATAAGTCCAACTCAAACAAAATATATTGCGACAGGATGGTTTGAATGTATTACTCAAACCGAAGTTTAATGAATTTTCTTGGTATCAATAGCGATATTACCAGAAATTGATATTCGATCTTCTTTACAGTTGTAAAATGGATAAACTGTATGATTTAATTCTGCTGGAAAAAACAATAAAGTACCCTCCGCATCTTTGCACATTTCATAAACAAATGTTTGTGATTGGCCTAATATATTTAAATAATCAAACGAAAAATTTGAAATTGAATTAACAGTTGATTCAGCTATTGCTAATTTACGTTGCTCGTGAAAATCAGTTGGTATTTTCATCCATACAACAAAACTATAAAGTGCATGATTGTGCCTATGTCTTGGATTAAATTCGTTTTCTTTTTGATAATTTACCCACATTGAATGTAAATGATAAGGGTGATTTTGGCTAGTTGGAACTCTATCTCCAATATTTCCATAAGTAGAAGCATATTCATTACATAAATGACTTAAAACATTATCCCAAAACCAATTGTCTTTATCTTCTATAAGCTGACTTTTATAATTATGTCCAGCTAAATGGTCTTTGTAATTATTTTTTTTAGGAGTTTTGCACATTTTCCATAAATGATTTATTTCCTCTTCATTTAATTTCGCTTGTAACCACCCCCCACTAAATGGTTTTATTGATTTTATTTGCATTTACTTACTAGATTGAACTTGACGTGTAATAACTCCTAAAGTCAAATAAAGAGGAGCTAAAGCCATAATTCCTGTGAAGGTTATAATAGTGATAGGCACTAAAGCTTTTAACATTGCATCTTTAAACATATGTATAGAAAAACTCTTGATGTACTAACTATCTTAGTTACTATCTCAATCTTAGGCATTTTTGGTACAGGATTCTTCACATACAGGTATTTAAAATCAGACGCATTTAAAGACAAAGTTATGGAAAAAATCATGGGTCAAGTATCT